TGATAATTAATTGGGGATCTCTTTTTGAAAGTATTGTTCCAAGCCTAAAATCAGACGGAACAACAGACGAGACATTTATGAAAGATAAGGGTTGGTTGACAGATTCAATGACTTCTCTTGCCAAAACATTACAAGGTAGCGCGTATAGGGTTATCGTTGCAAGGGATAACATGGATTTATTTGCACAAGCTATTTTACAAAATAATGGTGTTGTCGGTGGTGTCGCTGGGCAATCGGGCACAGGATGGGCATCAAAAGAATATCCTACTCCACCCACATCAGTTGGCGAAATTGATTGGTATCATTGTTTGTTTTATGGAGCTTTTGGAAAAGAGAATGATAAGAAATTCGTTGCATTTCCGAATAGTTGGGGAAATATACTTAATAAAACTTGGCATCCTGGCGCACCAGTAGGATATGGTTGGCAAAAACTAACCGAAGACTACTTTACTTCTGATTTTCAGTTTAATCCGTGGACATATACGGATAAGTTGAATGATGAAATTATGTGGAATTTATATCGTTCTCCTGTCTCTACTAATGAAGTTTTTGCGGTTAAGGGAACAATGAGGGCACATATTGCAAATCCATTTACTCTACATTTAGGAACAAAAATGGATTTATGGAGTTATGTATCTGGACAAGTTATTGATATTTGTCCAGTTGATAGTTGGAATACAACAAATGAAGTAGGAGAATTTAATCTATTACCAAATGATAATAAACAACAAGAATTAGCAGATAAATTATAGCTTTTTATTTACCGATAATTTTGATGGTTTTATGGTTTAATTTATCGGCATAATATGTGTTAAAAACTTATTTTACGAATTTTGACAATGTTCCTGCTGGTAACTTATTTGGTTGTCAGTATCGTATATGCGTCATCAAGTACGGATTCAAATGTTCAAAAGTATTCTCTTTCTCAAGCAACCGTATATCAACAAAACAAGCCGATAGCGCCTGTTAGTTTTAATTTAGTTGATGGAGTGGGAAATGGTTATTGCGTTGATTTGATTAAACATTATAGGGATATTCCCTGGGCTGGAAATGCTAAGGATTATTATCAAAATGCTATTAATCATGGCTTTGTGACAGGAAATGACCCACAAGTAAATGCTATATTTGTTAATACAAAAGGTGATTATGGCCATGTAGCGATAGTAGTTAATGTAAAAAAAGATAATTTTCAAGTTATTGAACAAAATGTTTTGGGTAGATATATTATAAGTAAAAGAATAATTCAAACGACAGACAATCAGTTATTTATTTATTAAAGATATATTTTAAGTTAAATAATATACATAAATAATCTACAACTTTGATGTTAAAGTGGGCAACATTAATAATTTTGTAGATTATTTTTGTTTTTTATTAGAATTTTGGCTTAACTTATGATATAATGACAAGAAAGCGAGAAATTTTCGTTAATTTTTGATTAAATTTATATATGCCTTTACAAAATCCTCAAAATTTGAATAGTCAGGTACCACTTAATGATGATAATTTGGGCAATGTTCAACCAAATTTACCCATTGATGATTTAAAAAGTAAGTTTGAAGAGATAAAAAGTAAAAATGCTACTCTACAATCACGGAAATTTTCTTCTCAGAATCAATTAAAAGACTCAAAGGTTAAAATGTTACAAGAGATATTTGCATTAATGCAAAAAATGCACATTGACCCTAACAATCTTGAATCTATCAATAAATTTTTACAATACTTAGAACAACAAGATCCTGATTTATTGGCAATGTTTGAAAATGCAATGAATGAACTTTCGCCAGAACAACCACAAGAAGGGGTTGAAGAAAATTCTCCAAATTTAATGGATAGGTATAGTAATCTTCAACAACAGGTTTTAAGAGAATAGTTATAATTACATATAATATGAAGAAGAAAATTCCTATTTTTAAAAATTATAATAGAGAATATGAAAGAGTATTCTCTGGAGACATTACGAGGAAAAAATGTAAATTAGAGAATGTTAGTACTTATAATAATATTCCACCAACAGTTGCTGAATACATAAGATTATTTCATGATGAGATGCGAGAATTTCAGATGGATTTATTCGACCATTTAGTAAAATATATATGGTTAAGAAAAAGATTTTGTTATTGTGGCAAACATAGAAATAAACCTAGAGACAATGGATATGTGCCAGACAAGGCATTCGGAATTTTTGTTAGACATTTTGTAGGTGTCGATCACAGGTCAATGTGGGGCGGGAGACACTCTACATGGATGAGGGCCATTTCTTATGTTGATGATTTTTTCCCAAATCTTCTTAATGATAATCCTTTTATAAATAAACACGAGTTTCCATATGAGAATTTATCATTAGATTGTTTGAGTATTGTTTATAAAATGTCAGAACGGTTGACATTGCTTGATTATGCTAATGAGCAGAAGATGTCATACACAGAATTTTTGGATTATGTTTTGAATTATATCAGTTGTTATAATGATGAATATGGAATGAAATACGAATTTATCTTTATTAATACTTCGCTTCCCTATATAAAAGTTTTGAAATAAATTATGAAGGAAAAATTAAAACCAATCATTTTTGTCCAAGGACAAAAGCCTAATTATAGTCCCAATTATTACGCACAGACAATATTGTTGAAAGCACTTTCGAGTGGCGTTACAGATCCTACTAAATTACGGAAATTGGCAGGAATGAAAACAGTTGCAGAAGTTTATCGGACACTAGATAAATTGGCAATTCGCAGAGAATATCATGCTGCATTAGCTCATAATGAGATTGACTTTGATTATATTGTTAGGGGCATCAAGAAGATAGCAGAAGGAGCAAAGTATGATGCGACTAAATTGGAAGCGCTGAAAACAATCTTAAAGTCATTGGGATTAGAGAAATATGAACAGGAAGGAGAATCTTCAAAAAGTTGGGAAGAGGCAATTACTAAGGCTATAGAAGAAAAAGGACTACCAAATGACACTAAACAACTAGAAGATTATGAAGTAAATGTTCCGCAAATTCCACAAAGTATTTTAGATACACAGAAAAAAGATAAGGAGTTTGGGAAATCAATATATGAATCAGGAAACAATTCTAAAACTAAGAGACCCTAAATTTTATTTAGAGAATTTTACAAAGATTAAGAGTAAAAAGCCAGGACCACTTATTCCTTTTATATTGAATGAATCGCAGAAAGATTTATTTAATACGATAAAACATCATGATAGGGTTGCAGTAATCAAGTGCCGACAATTAGGAATTTCTACAGGAGTTTCTGGATATTTTTATCATAATACTATTACTACTCCTGGCACAACAACTGCGTTAATTGGTTACAATAGTGCTTTGACGTCGGAACTCTTGGAAAGAATAAAAATTTTTCATGAGACTACGCCACATGAATTGCAACCAACTATGAAATATAATTCGAAATATGAACTTAGTTTTCCAGCAATGAAGTCTAAAATTATAGTATTGCCATCAACAAAGAATGTTGGGCGTGGATATTCTTTAGGAAATTGTTTGGCAACTGAGGTTGCATTTTGGGATAATGCCGAAGAAAAAATGGCGGCACTAGAATCTTGTGTTCATGGCAAAATGGTTGTTGAATCAACGCCTAACGTTATCGGAGACACATTTCATAAAATATGGACTGATAGTGAAGATGGATACGAAAAAAAAGAGTATGGTTGGTGGTGGGGATATACAGCCGAAGAACTAGAACTAATTAAGAAGCGCATGAACGATCCCAATCGGTTTGCGAGAGAAATGCTTTTATCGTTTACATCCAGCGGTCTTAATGTCTTCAGCTTTGATACTATTGAGAAAAATAAGTCTGCACTTTTAAAAGTTGGACAAGAAGTTTTATATATAGATGGTTCCAAATTTACTGTTTACGAGAAAGATGGCTTGAGAATTTATAAAGAACCAGAGAAAGACCATTATATTTCATGCGGAGTTGATATTTCTGAAGGTAAAGATGGTGGTTCATATTCTGCTGCAACATTTTGGGATAGGAAAACTGGCGAAGAAGTTGCACATTATCGTGGTAAGTTGCCGCCAGAAAGATTTGGAGAGAAGTTAAATGAATGGGGAATGTATTATAATAATGCTCTTATGGTTGTAGAAATGAATGTTGGAATATCAACAATGGATACATTAAAAAGATTACTATATCCAAGTTTGTATTTCAGACCAACCAAATTAGAATCAATGGGAACTACGACAAGCGATAGACTTGGTTGGAAAACGACAAAATTAACTAGACCAATATTGATGGATGATTTTGGAAAGGCATTGAGAGATGGCGACTTAATCATACATAGCAAAGAATTGATAGATGAAATGACGACTTTTGTATATGATAAAAATGGCAATATGAATCATTTGCCTGGATTTTACGATGATGTTCTATTTTCTGCGGCAATAGGCATACAAGGATTCAAAGTTATGTTTGCAGAGAGACCGACGCAGCTGGACTATGAGGCTATCCTTCCCAAAAATTTTAATTATTAACATAATCTATGTCAACAAGTACATACAATCCATCTACTTACGGTAAATCTGAAATCGATATGATGCGAGAGTTTGTTTTGCAAAGAGATGATGCAAGATCTTATTTTATTAATTGTATAAAACCTCGCGCAGATCGTTCGTATAAGTTATATATTGCATATAATGGTGATAGAGCAAAAGAAATTCAAAAGTGGCAAGCGAATATATCAGTTCCTTATGTGCATGCGGTTATCGAAACTTTGATGCCTAGAATTTTAGATGCTCGGCCAGAATTTATTGCACAGGGCAGGACAGAAGATGATCAACTAAAAAATGAAAAATTAAATAATTTAACTGATTATACGTGGGAGATATCAGCTGCTGACGATTGTGCGGAATTAACTACTCGCTCTTCTTTGGTTTATGGTACAGGATTTATGCAGGCAAGTTGGAAAAAAGACGTAAGAGAATATAAGTTTTTACAAACTAAAGATTTAAGTAAAAAGAAATATGTTTACAAAAAGAAAAAGCAAACTTTCTATGACGCTCCTTTTGTTGAATGGGTAGATAATTACGGATTATGGTATGATTGGCATAATATTCCACGAGAGTGTAAGCAGTTTTGGTTTAAGAGATTGATTTTATCAGGAGAGGAAATTAAGAGACGATATCCTGCATATGATAAAAAGAGATTAGCAATGGCACTTGAAAGTAGTGGAGATTTAGTAGATTATGCCTCAATAAGAAATGAAGTTAAGCTAACACAAGAAACTATTAATAAGGGAGACGATAGAGTTACTTCAACTGGCGGTATTGATAATTCGCGCTATCAAACACAAAGTGATCCTGACTTAAAAATGCACGAAGTGTTTGAATGGTGGAGACCGTTTAAAGATGCTTATGCAGTAATGGTAAATAATGTGCCAATTTTAAAGGGCGGTTCTATTCCAAATCCTTATGATTTTAAAGAAGCGCCATTTATAGAAGTTCCTTATTTGAAATTACCTAATGAGTTTGAAGGATTGGGATTGCCGATGATATTAGAAAATCCGCAGATTATGTTGAATACTTTAAAGAATCAGAGGATTGATGCAGTAACCTTGAATATTCATAAGATGTGGATTGTTAGTCCATTGGCAAATATCGATAAAAGAGAATTGATAACAAGACCATTTGGTATTATTTATTCAACTGATCCTAATGGTGTTAAGCCGATTGAATTTTCTGACATTAAGCCAAGTGCTTATAAAGAAGAAGAGTTATTGAAATCAGATTTGCGATATGCCTCTGGCGTTGATGATGTTTCGATGGGAGTTGGCGGTGGATCGGGAAGCGCCACAGAAGTTAGACACTTAAGAGAATCAACATTAGAAAGAGTTAGATTGTTTATTAATCATCTTGGCGGTGCTTATGCG